AAAGACCAGGTTGCACTTCTTCAAGGTCGCTCACATTGACCTTATAGCACCAAAGACGAGTTGTTTTGACTCGCTCACTCTCTAGCCAGAACTTTTCACGGATAAACAGACTCATAAATTGGTTCATCTGTTCTTCAGTAGGTTTGACCAAGTAAATCGTATAAGATTTCTTGATCAGTTCCCTATGCTTGTTTGTCTGAACGATTGCTCCACTGATACCACCATGCTCCAAGAGAGCTGTCTTGCTCTCTCCCAGAGCAATTGAGGGAGAATCATGGACAATGACCTTAAAAGGAAAAGACGATGTTCTCACACCGTCAATCACAAGCTCATTATGCTTTATCATGCAAACCCTCCTCTCAATTGTGTCTTACGTTGCAATTCGTCAGCAATCCTCTGCGCTACCTCATCAGCAATCCGAATGATATCAGCTTCTTCTCTGATAGTATTACCAGTAATGTTAATGTTGATGGTCGGTGAAGTTCCACCCATTGTCTGAGCGATACCTCGACCGATAGCACCAAGTGTCTTGTCATTGAGTGGTAACACTGCTTCATTTCCAGCTTCACCACCAACCATGAGATTATTGCCATTCATTCCAAAAATGGTTGGTTTCGTCATGATACCGCCCTTGGCATACCATTCAATTCCAATACTTGGAACACCTTGACTTAACCAATCTAATGGATTGGCTGAACCGCTCACATAAAAGTGAGGTAAAGGAATATGTGGCCATGAAATCTTAAAGTTAAACAGATTCTTGATGGCATTAATGGCAGAAGATACAACATTTTTTGCACCATTGATGGCGTTTGAGATAGAATTCTTGATACCATTCCAGACACTTGAAACAGTGGAGCTAATACCACTGAGAATACTAGAAATGGTCTGTTGAATGCCAGACCAGCCACTGGATACAAAAGAAACAATTGAAGAAATCACTGACGAAATGACGGATTTTATCGTGTTCCAAATAGAAGACACGATACCTGAAATGGCAGATAGGATATTGCTGATGGTATTTTTGATACCGTTCCAAGTGTTGGAAATAAACTGACCAATTGCTGACAAGATAGTCGTCACAATTTGTTGAATAGCTTGCCAAACTCTTTGAAGAACACCCTTAATGGTTTCCCATGCACCAGACCAATCACCAGTAATAGCCTGCATAATGGCTTTGATGATTCCTAATACAACTGTGATAGCTGTTTCTACAACCGTTTTGATAATCTCCCATGCCGTGGTGATGATTAACTGAATATTTGCCCAAGCAGCTTCAAGATAAGGGCCAATCAAAGACATGACCGTCTGAATAACTGTAGAAATGGCATTCCAGACCGTTTCCACTGCTGCTTGTATAAGGGCTTGATTTTCTGTCCACCAAGTGGTAAGAGTTCCCCAAATCGTCATGATAAAGGTAGAAATCTCTTGAATGATCACAGAAATAAAAGCATAGATGGCATTCCAGATTTCAATGACTGCAGTTCTAAAGCCCTCATTGTTTTGCCACAGTTCTTGAATCCAAACGACTAATAGGGTAATCACTGCTATGATGCCTAGAACTGTTCCAACAATCGGAGCTGCTGCAACGACCAATCCGCCAATGGTCGTTCCCATGGCGACTGCTGCCGCTTGAAGGGCTAAGAGTCCAGGTAACAACAGACCGACAACTGTAATTAACCCCCCCATAATGACAATAAAGGTCTGAATGGGACCAGGTAAGTTGCTGAACCAATTGGCGACAGCTTGTAGTAATTGAGCCAATAATTCTAAGACTGGTGCTAGAGCTTCAGCTAAAACACCACCAACCTCTGCCATGGCAGCTTTAGCAGTATTTTGTGCAATCGTAAATTTATCAATCGGATCAAGTGTTGCTTCATAAGTTGACGTCACAACTCCTAAAGCATTCTTAGCAGTCCCTGATAAATCATTAAATGAAAAAGCACCACGCTTAATGGCATCGACCATTCGTGGCGCAGCTTTTGAACCAAAAACTTCTGAAGCGAGTGTCAGACTCTCTGTCTCATTTGTTGAATTCTTAATTTGTTCAACAGTTTTTGCCAGACCATCTTGTAAGGTTAAGCCATCCTTGGCATAATTAACAGCCGCTTTAGATAAAGTAGAAAGTGCAGCACTTGAATCGACACCAGCTTTTTCAAAGCGTCCCATTAAGGCGACACCCTCGTCAAAGGATAACCCAAGTGACTTAATTTGAGGAGCACCAGATACGACCTTACTCATTAGATCCTGAACACCAACCCCAGTTTGTTGGGAAGTAAAAGTGACCGTATCAAGTACCATGGCGAGGTCTTTAGACTCAAGACCATAGGCTTCAATGGCCTGTTTGGCAGAAATAGCCGATTGCGTCACATCCGAACCATTGATTTCAGAATACTTAATCAGTAATGCTGAAGCCTGTGATAAAGCATCTCCTGTTAAGCCAAACTGAGTATTTAATTCCCCAACCGCACTACCTGCTGTCGCAAAGTCTGTAGGAATGGAAGTGGCGAGTTCAGTCGCAATATCTTGCATCCCTTCAAGTGCCTTTCCACTAGCACCAGTCTTGGTGATGATGATATCCATTCCTTCATCAACTTCACGAAAAGCTTCAAGAGATTGTTGCCCAAATTCGATTAACTTTTGAGAGAGTTCACCCAATCGGTCTCCAAACTCCATAAGGATATCTGCTTTTAATAAACCATTGGTTTGTTCAAGGCTTGCTGCAGATTGTTGGGAGGCATTGGAAAGCCCCTCCATTTCCTGTTGGAGATTGTTATAGGCTGTCTTAGTATCGTTGAGTGTTTTCTCAAGCCGATTGGCTTCGACAGAATTCTCGCCATATTCTGATTTGGTTAGTTCTAACTGACGTTCTAAATTCGCAATTTGACGCTCAACGAGTTCAGACTGACTAGCAATTCTTCTTTGTGCTAAGGCTAATTTTTCAGACTCTGAAGCATTTGAACCAAGCTGACTCTCTTGCAAACGAAAGGTGGAATTGAGTTTCTCACTCTCTGATGCTAATTGGGCCTGTTCAGCTTCTAAACTGTTTAATTTCGACCGGTTGCTTTCAACTGTGTTTCCGTGAGAATCAAGCGCTCGATTAACTCCTTCAAGTTTTGTTTCATAGCTTTTTAGGACATTTTGTGTTGTCTCAACTTCACGTTGGAATGCTCGATATTGTTCTGCACCAATATCCCCACGTTGGAATTGCGCTTCAACTTGACTTTGTGCCTGACGTAAGGTTTCTAATTTTTCTTTCGTGGTCGCAATCTGTTTTGAAAGCACCTCTTGCTTTTGAGTAAGGAGAGTGACATTGCCAGTATCAAATTTCAGTGCTTTATCAATTTGTTTCAGCTCTTTAGTGGATTCCGCTGATTCTTTATTTATTCCCTTCAAGGCTCGTTGTAAAGGTTGGGTGTCACCACCAATCTCAATCGTAATGCCTTTGATGTTACCAGCCATAGTTCTCCCTCCTTTCTCTAAAAGTTATCAAAATCAGCTTGGGTTGCTCGTCTAGTTTGTGGTTTGTCAGAACGCAAGGCGACATAATCCGTCTGATAATCCAGTGCCATCCCAATAGAGATGTGTTTTAAATCATCCATAGATAGTCCAGTTTCCTTGCAACAGGACAAGTAGCTTTCTACCGTGAAGATTTCTTCACTCGCTTCATCGGTTTCATCGACTTTTTTCGAGTCGACATTCCTTGATTTAACATCTCCATCAAGACTGGACCAATCTCCTGAATCGGTAACTCCTCCATCTCCATAAAGAAAACATCAAATGCTTTCACCCGTGGATTGGCTGATTTGGCAAATACCCAAAATAGTCGATGAAAGAAGGTCATATCGAAATCAGAAAGAATGGAGACATCCATATTTTGTGCGGTTAGCTCCTCTCCTTCTTCTAACTGATTAAGTTGGTCTAAAATAGACTTGGCATTAATCATTTGAAAGAGGTCTTGAAAGTAATCTTTACCGAATTGTTCTTTATAGGCAATCGGCGTGTAAGCATTACTTGCTAGTGGGTAAACTTTCCCACAAATCGTCACCTGTTTTCTCATGTACGACTACCTCCACTTGCGACAGTTGGCTCATATACAGACTTAAACCAATTTTTCTTCACTGTTTCGGGGGTCTCTTCTGTTGTCCGACGACGAACCACCTGATCAAGTGGACGTGGACTGGCTGTGAATTTCAATTCCACTTCATTGATATCACTACCATTCTTGGTTTTTGAGCCTACTGTTGGTCGAGAGGCATAACAGTAATAGAGGACATGAAGTGTCTCCTTCTTATCCCCTTCAAAACGGAACATTAATGCGAAGTTTTTCCGAGTTGCATTGGATGATTCCGTAATCACCTTATTGGTATCATCTAGTGTTTCTCCTAACACTCGAGTTAAGAACTCTTGTGTTAAAAGGGCAACCTTCAAAGTTCCACTATAACCATCATTAGACTCAGTCGTATAAAAGTTGATATTATCCGCTTTGTAGGAACCTGAATCTCCTGTTGCTTCAAGGGTCAACTCTGCAGCACCTCTTAATCGTTCAACATTCCCATAGGTTAAGGCTCCGTCACTCCCTTCCGTTGTGACTTCTGCCCAGTGGACATCTTGTAGACCAAACGTGACTTTATTTTTTTCAGCCATATGTTCTCCTTCTTAAAATGCAAAATGAAAAGCAACCTGATAAAGTTGCTCGGTATCAATATAAGTTTCAACCTTGTCAAAAAACAAATGTTGTTCCGTCAGAAAAGTTTCAATCTTCCCTTCAACGTCGAGGTCTTTCTTCCTTGTGTAAAGTTCAAGAATGAATTGCGCGCCCTTATGGTAAACCTGATTGTCTGCCCCAAAGTTTTCTGATTGCGGACTATAATAAACCATAAAAGGCGGACTTGGACTGTGACCTTCTTCGAAGTGATGATAAGCAATCGGAAGATGTAAGGCTTTTAGCTGTTTAAAAAACTCCTTTTCACTCATAAGTTACCTCGAATCTTCTTCTCCAAAGCTTGAACTGCTTTTTGTTCAACGGGGCCAATATGAGGACGCCCGGAAACTCGACCACCATTTTGTTTGGCATAGCCATTCTCAAGTAGATGAGTTAGGCCTGGTGTCCGATTATGAATCGTTTTCGTTTTACCAGTGGACGTGCTACTCGTTTCCTTTGAAGTCCACCCTCTCACATAGCGACCACTCCGCTTGGGCGATGTAGATTTTAGAGTCGCAATCGCCTCGTCCGTTACATCATCGACTGCTTCAACTACCGTCTCTGTTGTTTGATGCAAGTATTCCTCTAGCTCCTTTTCAATAGCCCTACTCAGTTCATCAGCTCTCATGGCTCTTCCTCCACTCGACATTTGACCATTTTCTTTTCAAAAAAGACATGGTCAATTGAAAGAATATTAAACGATTTCCCTTGAAAGATGAGTTGTGTATTGGTGGTATCAAGTGAGGCGACTTCTGAATCATATCTAAGAGTGACTATCAGCTGAAGTTTTCGTTTCGTTTGACCCACTTCAAATATCTCATCACTATTTGCTTGATTCACACTAGCCCATCGTGAAAATAAATTAGTAAACTGACTTGTTTCGTTACCAATATCATCTTGAGTAATCACACGTTTCTTGAAAAGAACTCGCTGGTTTAAAGGTGCAATTTTCATTTAAAACACCTCTTTTCGCAAACCACCTAACAGATGATAGAGCGTCTCTT